AAGCAGGAGCGTGGACAATATGATTTAAAAGCAGTTCGCAAAGAATACATCCTTCATATGCGTAATGCCGCGGGTACACAAAACAATCTTGACCTTGCTAAAGAAAGAGCTCGTTTAGCAAAAGAGCAGGCTGATGCAAAAGAGATGGAAAATGCTATTGAGCGCGGTGATCTTGTTTACATAAGCGAAATAGTTGAGCAATTTTCTGATCAGCTTAGAAAATGCAAGACAAAACTTTGGGCTGCACCAAGTAAAGTAGCTGCAGAAGCTCACGCAGCTGCAAGTATAAGTGAAGTGCAGGAAATAATAGAAGCAGCAATAAAAGAAGCAACAGATGAACTTATCGGCTACAGAGCTAAGGGCTCAGAAGAAGAAGCTGCGTAACGCATTAGAAAAGGCTTTACGCGAGACTATGAAGCCTCCACCAAAGCTAACTATTAGCGAGTGGGCTGACCAATATCGTCAGTTATCTAGCGAAAGTTCTGCAGAAGCTGGCAGATGGTCAACATCCAGGGCGGAATATCAGCGGGGCATGATGGATGCTGTTTCTGATAAATCTATTGAGACTGTTGTTTTAATGACTGCAGCTCAAATCGGTAAAACTGAGCTTGTCAATAATGTTGTTGGTTTTCATATTGCGCAAGATCCAGCTCCGCTGCTTGTAGTACAGCCTACATTGGAGATGGCACAAACTTGGTCAAAGGATAGGTTGGCGCCTGCTATTAGAGATACTCCAGCTTTGAGTGAGAAGATTAAAAATCCTCGTTCTCGTGATAGTGGTAACACAACACTTCATAAAGTTTTCCCTGGTGGTCATGTTACTGCATGTGGTGCAAATTCACCATCATCGCTTGCGTCAAGACCTTGTAGAATTATTCTTTGCGATGAGGTTGATCGTTATCCTATATCGGCAGGAACTGAAGGAGATCCTGTAGCATTGGCAAAAAAGCGTTCTGCTACATTTTGGAATAGAAAGCTTATTTTGGTAAGCACTCCAACAGACAAAGGTTCTTCGCGTATTGAAGCTGCTTATAATGAAAGCGATCAAAGAAAATATTTTGTTCCATGTCCTGATTGTAATGAAACTCAAGTTTTACAATGGGCTAATGTAAGGTGGAAAGATAACGATCCCAACACTGTTGAATATATTTGCGAGCATTGTGGTAGCTGTTGGGGAGATGCTAAGCGGTTTCAGGCAATAAGATATGGCAAATGGGAAGCTACTGCTGCGGGAGATGGTAAAACTGCTGGCTTTCACTTATCTGCACTTTATTCACCCTGGACTGCATTGGCTGATGTTGTAAGGGATTTCTTATCTGCTAAGAAAGATCCGATGCGATTAAAAGCATGGATCAACACTACATTAGGTGAAACCTATGAGGAAGATGGCGAGAGAATTGATGAATATGATCTTTTTGATAGAAAAGAAGATTATGGGCACATGCTACCTGAAAAAGCTGTGGTTTTGGTGGCTGGTGTGGACGTCCAGGATGATCGTTTGGCGTGTGAAATTGTTGCATATGGGTCAGGAGAAGAAAGTTGGTCTATATATTATGAAGAAATATATGGCGATCCTTCGGGTAGTGAAATCTGGCAAGACTTAGATTTTGTATTATCTCAAACATTTGAACATCCAAAACATGGAGACATGATTATCAGGTCAACTTGCATCGATAGTGGTGGCCATTATACGCAGCAAGTTTATAACTATGTGAAGCATAGAAGTGGTAAGCGCATATATGCAATTAAAGGCATGGGCGGAGAGGGTAAACCTATTATTGGGCGACCAAGCAAAAACAATATAGGTAAAATCAATCTTTTCCCTGTTGGCACAGATACAGCAAAAGAGCTTTTATTTGCTAGATTAAAAATAACGCAAAGCGGTCCAGGTTACTGTCACTTTCCGCTAGATCGAAGTGAAGAGTATTTTCGTATGCTTACAGCGGAAAAAAAGGTAATACGTTATTTTAAAGGCCGTGCTAGACGCGAATGGGTGAAGATACGGCAGCGCAATGAGGCACTTGATTGTAGGGTCTATGCTATGGCCGCATTACAGGTTATGGGAATAAATATAGAGGCGGTTGAAAAGCGGCAGCAAAACAAGGTACAATCCGACAAACCTCAGCAATATAGGCGTCCAGCATTGCCGCGCCGCAATTCGTTCGTCCACGGTTATAGGTGATAGATGGCTAATTTATTCGACGCAGCAAACGCACCGACTACTGAACCCGCAGAATTTGTGGTTGGTGATTTCGTACAATGGAAGCGCACAGACCTAAGTGATGATTATCCAAATACTGCATATACGGCTACTTACATATCAAGGGATGCGGCTGGTGGAAGTCACGAGTTTCAAGTAACTGGAACTGCTAGTGGGGATGATTACTTATTTACCATATTGGGTACAGCTTCCAGCGCTTTTGATGCGGGTCATCATCATTGGCACTTAGAGATAGTTAGAAATAGCGATAGTGAGCGGATAGTTATAGATCAGGGTCATTGGGATCTTAACGAAGATATTGACGTAAATGGTACAGATCCGCGTACATTTGCTGAGATTATGGTTAATAAGATTGAAACCATATTAAAGGGTAAGGCTGACAGTGATGTTGGCAGTTATTCAATCGCTGGCCGCTCATTAACGAAGATGACTTTTGCTGAGTTAGAGGAAGCCAGAGATAAATATATGAGCATCTATAACCGTGAGAAATCAAATGAGGCGGTGAAGAGGGGCAAGCCAAGCCCAAATACGATTAAAGTGAGGTTTAGCTGATGGGCTTAATGGATTTTTTTAGCCGCTCAAAGAAAAAGCCGCAGCGTCGCAATTATCAAGCAGCTTCGAAAGGGCGGCTTTTTGCTGATTTCCACGCATCAAATCGCAGCGCTGACAGTGAAATACGTTGGGCATTGCGTGATTTACGCAACCGCAGCCGTGATTTAGAGCGCAATAACGAGTATTTTCGGCGCTATTTGCAGCTTTTGCGGGTCAATGTTGTTGGGGAAAACGGGTTTAACCTACAAATTAGGGGCAGAAACCCAGATAATTCGCTAGATCGCGCTGGGAACAACATAATTGAGGGCGCTTGGCGTGATTTTTCCCGTTATGGAGGACCAACAATAGATGGTTGCCTTTCAATGGTTGATTTGTGCAATCACATAATATCAAGTGTTGCTCGTGATGGTGAAGTATTCTTAAAGGTGGTTAAAGGCAACTACTTGCGCTATGGTATTGCTCTTCAACTTATTGAACCTGATTTAGTAGACGAAGAGAAAAACGAGCTTGCTGCTAATGGCAATCAGGTACGCATGGGCGTTGAGCTTGATAGCAAAACAAAGCGCCCGATTGCATATTATGTGCTAAATTATCATAAAGGCGATTATGACTATATGACACCAGCTGCAGAGCGTAAATATACACGCGTTCTTGCTGATGAGATGATGCATATTTACCGCCCTGAGCGTGCAGACCAAACTAGAGGTGTACCTTGGTCAGTTGCTGCTATTGCATCATTGAAGATGCTGCATGGTTACCGTGAAGCTGAACTTATTGCTGCTAGGACTGGAGCAGCAAAAATGGGCTTCTTTACTAGCCCTGCTGGGGATGGCTTTACTGCTGACGGGTTTGATGATGAGGGGCAATCTGTTCCCATATATGACGCCGAAGCTGGCACGTTCCATCAACTTCCTGCTGGCGTTGACTTTACGCCATTTGATCCAACGCATCCAACATCTGCATTTGCCGACTTTGAGAAGGCAGTTCTGCGTGGCATAGCTGGTGGCTTGGGTGTGAGTTATACCTCACTTGCTAATGATCTTGAGGGCACAAGCTATTCATCTATACGCCAGGGAGCCTTGGAGGAGCGTGATTTTTATCGCACTTTACATAGGTTTGTTATAGACCACTTCCTCGATCCATTTTATCGTATTTGGCTCGATCATGTCATGGACCATGGTTTTATTCCTATCTCTGGAGAGAATAAGGTTATGAAGTTTAGCCAGGACGTTACTTGGCGCGGTAGAGGATTTCAGTGGGTTGATCCGCTGAAGGAAATGAATGCTGCTGTTGTGGGGTTGAATAATGGTATTTTGAGCCATTCAGATATCGCAGCTACATATGGTCGTGATGCTGAGGATACATTTGCGCAGATTGAGCGCGACAAGGAATTAGCTGAACAATTTGGCTTATCGATGGCTTATCAACCCTTTGGCGCGAAGCAGCCAGTACCAGCGGAGGTTGATGATGCCGTACAAACCGACTAATGGCATGGTTGAGGAGGCAGATCGTGGGCTTGCATGGCGGCGTGAATTTGGTCGTGGTGGCACAGAAGTTGGCATAGCTAGAGCTCGTGACATTTCTAATGGCAGAAACTTGTCAGAAGATACTGTAAAGCGTATGTTTAGTTTTTTTAGTCGGCATGAAGTCGATAAAAAGGCAGAGGGATTTCGCGTAGGCGAAAAAGGTTATCCATCTAATGGAAGAATAGCATGGGCGCTTTGGGGCGGAGATGCTGGCTTCTCATGGAGTCGTAAAATAGCAGAGAGATTGCAGGAAGAGGATCGTACTATGCAAGATATTAAAAAATCTGATACAGTGCCTCAAAACGCAGAGGAAGAAATCATGAACAATGAGGCTCGAGCCGAACCAGATGAGCTAAGTGTAGGCGATTTTGTCAGTTGGAATAGTTCAGGCGGCGAAGCTTATGGTAAGATTGAGAGAATTGAGCGTGATGGTTCAATTGATGTCCCTGACACTGATTTTACTATAAATGGTGACCCTGAAGATCCAGCTGCATTAATCGAAATATATCGCGAAGGTGAAGAGGGTTATGAAGGCTCAGGTATCATGGCTGGCCACAGGTTCTCAACGCTTACTAAAACTGACGAGCGTGGATATAAGAAAAAAGATGAGCGCTTGAGCCGTGAAAACATGGAAACTCGCGGCATTGCTTTTGATGGTAATGTTGTTGATGAAGATACTCGCACTGTTCGCATTGCTGTATCTAGCGAGGAGCCAGTAGAGCGCAGCTTTGGTAATGAAATACTAGATCACGATGAGCGCAGTATAGATCTTAGCTTTGCTAAATCAGGTCGCATGCCTCTATTGTTAGATCATGATCCACGCCAGCAAATAGGTGTGGTAGAGAACGTGAACCTTGATGGATCGGCTCGTAGATTGCGAGCGACTGTTCGTTTCGGAAGAAATGGACTTGCCAAAGAGGTTTTCGACGATGTTGTGGATGGTATCAGAAGCAACATCAGCGTTGGCTATCATGTCAACGATATGGAGCGTCAAGATGCGGATAGCTACCGCGTAAAGTCTTGGCTTCCAATGGAAGTATCAGTTGTGAGCATACCTGCAGACAGGACAGTCGGGGTAGGCCGTGCAGCAGAGAAGCCACCCGCTCAACCTATCACTGAAACTCTTATTAGAGAGGAAACTATCATGTCGGAAGAAAACAAAATCGACATCGATGCGGTAAAGGCCGAAGCTACTCGCGCTGCCGCAAAAGATACTGCTGAAATGTATCGCTTGGCTGCAAAGCACAACAAGCGTGATTTGGCAGACAAAGCCGTATCAGAAGGCCGCTCACTCGCAGAATTTCGCGGTGAATTGCTAGATGTAATCGGTAATGCACCATTGGATACGCCAAATGAAATCGGACTTGCCCCGAAAGAGGCCCGTCAGTTCTCATTGCTTCGGGCTATCCGCGCCCATGCAAACCCAACTGATCGCTCTGCACAAAAAGCTGCTGCTTTTGAATTAGAAGCTGCTGCTGCTGCGTCAGACGCGATGGGTGTTGAAGCACAAGGTATTATGATCCCAGCAGATGTATTGCGTAGCTGGAAAGTGCGCGACATGAATACAACTGACGATGCTGGCATCATTGCTGACGATTTCCGTGGCGGCGATTTCATCGACGTATTGCGGAATGCTTCATCAGTCATGCAAGCCGGTGCAACAATGCTGACAGGCTTGTCAGGCAACGTGAAGATCCCAAAGAAAACAGCCGCATCATCTGCTGGTTGGATTTCATCTGAGGGTGGCGCATCTGGCGAAAGCGAGCCTACTGTTGGTCAAGTCACCATGACGCCGAAAGTGCTTGGCGCTCATACAGACATTACACGCCTTATGATGCAGCAATCATCTTTGGATGTTGAAGCATTGGTGCGTAATGATCTGACAGCTTCTATCGCTCTGGCGATTGATCTGGGTGCACTGGCTGGTTCAGGTTCATCTGGTCAGCCAACTGGTGTTCAGAACACATCTGGCATCAACACACCAACTAACTTTGCGGCAGCTAACCCAACATTTGCTGAAGTTGTAGCGATGGAAACTGCGGTAGCAGAAGACAACGCTCTGCAAGGCAACTTGGCTTACATTCTGCCAGCCAGCATGTACGGTGCGTTGAAAACAACTGCAAAAGACGCTGGTTCAGGCCAGTTTGTAGTTGCTCCAGATGGATCAATGAACGGCTACAATGCAATCGTATCAAACCAAGTTACTGCTGGTGATTTGTATTTCGGCAACTTTGCTGACTTGCTGATCGGCATGTATGGCGGTTTGGACATTGTTGTAGATCCATACACTGCGTCTAGCTCAGGCACAGTACGGATTGTTGCATTGCAAACTGTAGACGTAGCTGTACGTCACGCAGTAAGCTTTGCATTCAACAATGACGGTGCATAAGAGTGCTAACTTGGGAGGGCCACTTGGCCCTCCTTTCCAATAAGGGGCGAAAGATGAAATATATTATCCTGAAATCCTGTGTCGCTGCTGGTCAAGCTAGAAAAGCTGGCGACATAGTTGAGTTAGGCGCAGATGAAGCGACTGCGTTAAAGGGATATGGGCGCATTGATAATGCTCCTGAGCCTAAGCCTGTTAAGGCTCCTACTGATCGGGCTGCAAAGCCTAAAGCAACGAGAGCCAAAAAGTGAAGATTACGCTATTAAAAGATGCATCCTGGGGATCGAAACGTGGTAAAGCTAACGCTAGCCACACTGTGGATGATAAGGTTGCTCAGAAGTTGATAGAACGCGGATATGCAAAGCCCTATGTAGAAGAGAAGGCTGAAGATAATGGCGCTGCCACTAGCTGATGATCTAGCAAATATATTCGACGTTGATGAATTTGCCACTGCGGTCACTTATGATGGTGGTACGATCAATGGCATCTTTGACAACGAGACTATCCCTGTTGATACAGGTGGTTATGTTTCTGTTCATGAAGAGCAGCCACGTTTAACATGCAGAACAACAGATATTTCGAGCATAGCTTACAATCAGACTATGGTTGTTAATGCTGTAACATATTATGTTCGCGCCTGGATACATGATGGAACTGGCGTAACTGTTGTTCAGTTGGAGAAATCATAGTGGCTCATGTTAGGCAGCAGATAAGAGAGCGCATTGTTTCTGTGCTTAACACTAATGTCACGTTGGTCAGTAATCGCGTATATGGCACTAGGGTTTATTCTCTGACTGAAGCAGACTTGCCTGCAGTTGTTGTATATGCTGGTTCAGAAACATCTGCACTTCAAACAGTGAGTTTGAAAACTTCTGCTCGTGTAGTATCTATCGAGGTTGATGCATATGTACGAGGGACAAGTAATTTTGATAATGATGTGGACGCAATAGCTGTTCAGATCGAGGAGGCAATAGCCAATGACTTTAACGTCAATGGTCTTGCAAAGTCAGCCGTGCTAGTAAATACTGAAATTAATTTTTCAGGAGAAGCTGAGCAACCTATTGGTTCTGCTAAGCTTACATTTGATGTGCGATATGATACGGCTATTAATGATGTAGAAACGGCCAGATAAGGAGACTTTACTATGGCAACTCACGCGGGTAGCGAAGGAACTGTGAAGGTCGGTTCTGACGCAATTGCAGAAATTCGTTCTTTCAGTTTAGAAGAAACAGCGGATACTCTTGAGGACACTACGATGGGCGACACTGCTCGCACATATAAATCCTCTTTGACAACTTTTACTGGATCAGTTGATGTTTTCTGGGATGAAACAGATACTACTGGTCAGGGAGCTTTAACTATTGGTGCATCTGTAACGCTAAATGTTTATCCTGAAGGTGATACTGCTGGCGACACATATTATAGTGGCTCTGCCATTGTAACAGGTGTTACACGCTCATCGTCATTTGATGGACTTGTTGAAGCATCTATCACTGTTCAAGGCTCAGGTGCATTAACAGCATCAACGGTGTAACATATGTCACTAGCAAAACGCATTGCGGCCAAACGTGCAGAAAAAAAGCGAGGCTTTGTTGATGTGGACGAATGGGGCGATGAGGATAATCCTCTTCGCCTTTATTTCCACGAGGTATCTGCTAAAGACATTGAAAAAGTTCAGCGAAAGCATAAGGACTTTTTGAATACCCCAACAATGTCTGGCATGGTTGACATGATAATAGAGAAATGTCAAGATCAAAAAGGTGATAGTGCCTTCACTCTGGAAGACAAGCCTATATTAATGCGAGAAACAATTAACGTTATCGCTAAGGTCTTTGGATCAATATTCGAGACTATGTCTGCAGAGGAACATGAAAAAAACTAAGAAGCGATCCATTTAGATATAGTCTGATCAATCTCGCTGAACACTTACACAAGACTATTTCAGAGGTTGAAGAAATAAGCCTTTCAGAGTATTATGAATGGATCGCATACTTTAATATAAAGCAGGAGCGCGAAAAAAATGGCAGTTGAAAAGCTCACGTTTGAGATGAATGCTGTCGGGAATGCTGTTCCTGAGATGAAGAAAGTGCAGCAGCAGCTTGGTAGGGTTGATAAGACCATGAAGCAAGCTACTAGCAACATGACGCGTTACAGTGCTGCTAATACTAACATTGCTAAATCCAATAGAAATCTAACAAGAACGCTTGGTATGGCGTCGTTGCAATTTCAAGATATTGCAGTTCAAGCAAGTATGGGCACAAATGCTCTTCGCATCATGACAATGCAAGGACCACAACTTGCATCTATATTTGGACCAAAAGGAATGATTGTAGGTGCTTTAGTTGCAACTGTTGGTGCAATAGCATTGATGGGTAAAGGAGCCTCAAAGACCTCATTTGATTTTAAGAAGTTTGGTTCTGATATTTTGGTTTCGCTCAAGCCTCTTCAACCTTTGTTTGATGGCATTAAGTATGCATTCGGTCTATTGGTTGATGGTCTTATTTTTGGTGCGAATAAGATAATCAATGGGTTTCAGTATTTAGTTGCTGGCATTGGAGCTTTAGGCACTGCATTTACTGCAGAGCTTAATGTGATGGGAGAGCGTTTCCACTTATTCAATTTAAATGTCGAGAAAGGCGTTAGACAGATACAAAAAGCCTTTCAGCAAATGAAGGACTTAACATCAGGAAGCGCTGCACCAGGATTTCTAGCTCCTGTTCCTGGTGATGATCCTACAACAGCTGTTCAAGATTATGAAGTGCTCATACAAAGTTTAAATAGCGCGATACATTTTACTGGTAAAAGAATTGAAAATGCTAATACTGGCTTGAAAGTTATGTCAGATGCCATGAATAATATTAAATTCATTGACATAAATGACTATTTTACACGAACTGCAGCCACAACAGAAGAAGTTGCCCAAGCATTAAAAGACGCTCACAAAGCTACTCAATCAATAGCAGATACTATGAAAACAAGCATGGAAGATGCTTTGATGGGTATAGCTGACAGGACTAAAACAGTTGAAGACGCATTCAGGGCGATGGCTACTGACATTATTCGGCAATTGTATAGAGTGCTTGTAGTGCAGCAAATGGTTGGCAGCTTCGATGCTGCAACTGGAAAGGGAACTGGTATTGTTGGTGGAATAATGGGCCTTTTCGGCAAGAGAGCAATGGGCGGCCCTGTTTCTGGTGGTAAGCCTTACATGGTTGGGGAGCGTGGCCCAGAGCTTGTGGTTCCAAGCCGTAACGCTCAAGTCATATCAAACAATCAGCTTGGCGGTGGTGGCGGCGTAGTGGTCAACCAAACCATCAACGTCACCACAGGCGTACAGCAAACCGTACGTGCTGAAATTAAGCAGTTAATGCCACAGATAGCAGACAGCGCTAAGGCTGCTGTAGTAGACGCCAAGCGGCGTGGTGGATCATATGGAAGGGCATTTGCATAATGGCTATCAGTTATCCTTTAGCGCTGCCTACGCATACGGGCATAGCTCAGATCGAGTTAAGGGCGACGAATGCAGTTGCCTATAGCAGATCGCCCTTTACCTTTGCGGGTCAGGCTCATGCTTATACTGGCAAGGCTTGGCAGGCTGATGTTACACTGCCATCGATGAAGCGCGAGGATGCGGAGAGATGGGTGGCTTGGCTTATTTCGCTGAAGGGTCAGTTAGGCACGTTTTATCTGGGTGATCCAGCGGCTACTACGCCACTGGGATCAGCCAGGGATACTGATACGATCTTAGTTGATGGCGCTGTATCGTCTGGTGATACGATTTCAATAGATAGCGCACCTGCAAGTCAGACTGATTACCTAAAGGCTGGCGATTATATGGAGATTGGCACGGGCGTAAATCGTCAGTTGTTCAAGGTGCTGAATGATGTTGATACGGATGGCACAGGAAGCGCTACAGTAGACGTTTGGCCTAATGTGCGCACCAGTATAGCAGATGATGCTGCTGTTACTGTGCAGAGCGCACAGGGGATCTTCAGGCTGGCAAGCAATGAGCAATCGTTTAGCATAAATGAAGCCAGCATTTACGGCATAACATTTGGAGCGATAGAAGCAGTATGAGCCGCACAGTACCATCAGCGCTCCTTACGGCGCTTAATCAGCCAGAGGTTCAGCCATATTATGCGGTTGAGCTTGATTTTGATACGTCACCAGTTCGTCTTTGGACGGGTTATGGTGATCTGACCATTGGCGTTGATACATATACTGGATCGGGAAACTTGCTTTCCATTGGTGGGCTTGAAGAGGTCAATGATCTATCAGCGAAAAACATAACTCTGACGTTATCTGGTGTACCTTCCAGCTTGGTTTCTATTGCCCTGACTGAGCCATATCAAAGGCGTGAAGCTAAGGTTTATTTTGGCACTACAGATACATCATCACCTATAGAGGTGTTTAGCGGTGTTATGAACACCATGAGCATTGAGGATAGTGGTGAAACAAGTGTTATAACTGTAGCTGTCGAAAGCAAGTTGATACGCTTGGAGAAGGCCAGCAATCGCAGATATACCCATGAAAACCATATTTCCCGCCATTCTGGCGATACGTTCTTTTCATTTGTTGCTGACCTACAAGATAAGGATGTCGTATGGGGCAGAGAGAGAGCTTAAATCGCTACTTGAAGTCAGTAAGTGATATTCCTTTTGAATGGGGCAAGAACGATTGCCTTACCTTTACCAACAACGCTTACAAAGCCATGTATAATGAAGGCTGGGCTGACGATTGGCTGGGGAGATATTCACAGAACCCTAAGAGAGACACGCTTAAAAAGGAGTTTGGCTTTTCGACATTTACGGAAGCAGTAGATAGTAAGTTGAAAAGAGTAGAGTATGTGCCGCCATTGGGGGCGCTTGTTACAACTAAGCAAGCTAGTAGATGGATTATAGGTGTAGCAATGGGAATATGCACAGGCACTAAGGCTGTTTTCTTATCAAAGGAAGGTGTGCTATATTTGCCCTTAGATTATATTCACCAAGCATGGGTTAAAGAGATATGAGCAAATACAGGCTAGGTGACTACACAGTAAAAAACTGGAATAGCTGGGATAGAGTTCCTAGAATGCCAGATGCCATAGCTGCTTATATAATAGCTGCAACTGGTGCTACGGGTTTAACAGCGGCAGCGATTACAGTTGGAACTTATATAGCTGTAAGTGCAGTAACCTCTTGGGCATATATGTCCTTGATGCCTAAGCCAGACTTAGGACAGGGAAGCTCTGGCAGTATCCTAGTCAACAGCCGTGAAGCTGCTGCTCCACAAGACTTTGTATATGGTAAAGTTCGTAAGGGTGGTATTGTTACCTTTTATGAAGCTACTGGCACAGATAACACATACCTACATCAGGTTATTGTGCTTGCTGGTCACGAAGTAAACAGCATTGGCGACATCTACATAAATGATGAGGTTGTCAGTATTGATGGTAACAATCTTGTCACTGGCGATACTTGGCAGAATAAGATCCGCATTAAGAAGCATGATGGGTCACAGACTACAGCAGATAGTGATCTTGTATCTGAAACCAGCGTAGACAGCAATTTTAAGGGTCTTGGAATAGCCTACCTATACGTCAGGTATGAATATGACCAAGATGTATTTGCTAACGGTGTGCCGCTTATAACGGCTGTGGTTGAAGGTAAGAAAGTATATGATCCTAGAACAGCCACAACTTCATATAGCAACAACGCTGCTCTGTGTATTCGTGACTTCCTAACATCTTCTTATGGCTTATCTGATAGCGCCATTGACGATATATCCTTTGCTTCTGCTGCTAACGAATGTGATGAAAACGTAACTCTAGCTGGTAGCGGCACAGAAAAGAGATATACGTTAAACGGTATAGTCAAAGCCGATAGATCGCTTGGTGATGTCTTAGGGGATATGGTTACAGCTTGTGCTGGTACGTTATTCTGGGGATCAGGTTATTGGAAACTAAAGGCTGGTGCGTATTCATCGCCAGTTAAGACCCTTACACTAGATGACTTGCGTGGGCCTATAAATCTACAGACCCGCATCAGTATGCAGGATAACTTCAATACTGTTCGTGGTACGTTTAACGATGCAGAGCAAGATTGGATTACTGCTGATTATCCAGAAATAACCAGCGCAACATTTAAAACTGAGGACAATGGCGAAGAGGCTTTACTAGACCTACAGCTACCCTTCACCACAAGTTCAGCAACAGCCCAGCGGCTTGCCAAGCTAACGCTCTATCGAGGTCGTGAGCAAATGACCTTGAGTGCAGACTTTGGACTTGAGGCATTCCAGATTGAAGTTGGTGACATTATTGCATTTACCAACAGCAGATACGGCTTCAGTGCTAAAGAGTTTGAGGTCATTGGCTGGCGGTTTGCATCGGATCAAGACGCTGGTGACTTGCGTGTTAATCTTACGCTTAGGGAAACATCACAATCTGCATTTGACTGGAATGCTGAAGAAACTGACATCATTAGCAATAACTCTACGCTTCCAACATTTACATCTGTTGCCGCACCAACAAACCTTACGCTCTCAGCAACTGCTGTTATTAACGATGACGGGATTACCATTCCAGCGATTAAGGCGTCATGGGATGCCTCGGCAAATGCTTTTGTTCAGTATTATGAAATACAATATAAGCGCTTAGGCGGCGAAGAAGATTATGACAGCATTGCCGATGCTCATACTGAAAGTGAAAACTGGGGAAGCATTACAGTTACCCCAACGCAAACAGCAGAAGACTATGGCTTAACCAATGAGCCAATTCTAACGCCAGATGCTGCATTCACATCAATCTTTGGTTCATCTAACTCATTTACCATTGAGCCTGTACTAAATGGCTATGATTATCAGGTTAAGGTCAGAGCCATATCTGCTTTGGGTGTAAGATCACCATTTGCCACAGCACAGCTTGCTTCACAGGGTGATACTACTCCACCGACTACACCATCTAACCTATCGGCTGTCGGTGGCTCTAAGTACATTACAATCACTTGGACAAACCCTGCCGATCAGGATCTTAGCCATGTTGAGGTTTGGGAAAACGACACAGACAACCTAAATACTGCTGCTCTTGTTGGTGAAAGCTCTAGCAGTAACTTTATGCGCCCTAATCTGGCAAACAACATAACCAGATATTATTGGGTGCGGGCTGTAGACTTATCACTGAATAAATCTGGCTTTACCTCTAGCGTTAATGCAACAACGCTTCTGGTCACGCCTAATGACTTTAATGATGCAGTCAATGATCTGTTCAGCGAGAGTGGCGCATATGGTATTGAGCCAGTATCTTCTTTGCCAGCATCAGGTGCATTCGATGGCAAACTGGTTTTGCTTTTATCAGACATTACTATTTACCGATGGGATGACGCTACTTCCTCTTGGTCAACAGAGATATATACAGAAAGCTCTGTCAGTGCTGGAGATGTAACCTTTGCTTCATTCGCATCAGGTATTGAGCCGATTAGCATTGTCTCTAGCTTGCCCACCGTCTCAGGTTACACAGGGCCAAAGGTAGTCTTACTGACAACTGACAACAAACTGTATCGGCTAGACAGCGGCGCTTGGACAACAGCAGTGCCAACCACTGACATCACAGGCACTATTGGTGAAAATCTCTTTAGTGATGATCTTAGACCAGTTGAGAGGGTATCGGCACTGCCAACCACTGGCTTAACTCAGGGTCGCATTGTTCTGCTGACTACCGATAACAAGATGTATCGGTACACGGGCAATGAGTGGACATCTGCTGTACCATCAACAGACATAACTGGTCAGGTAAACAGTGGCCAGATTGCAGATGCTGCTATTACAGCTACTAAGATTGGCGCTGATGCAGTCACAACAGCTAAGATTGCTAATGACGCTATAACGTCAGATCTTATTGCAGCTTCTGCTGTTACATCTACTGAGATAGCTTCTGACGCTATTACAACGCCTAAGATTGTAGCTGGTGCGATTACCGCTTCAGAGATTGCAACGGATGCGATTACATCTGATAAAATCATATCAAACGCCATCACAACGGCTAAGATTGATGCTGGTGCTGTAACGGCGTCAGAAATTGCTGCTGGTTCTATTACTACAGGTAAGATTGCTGCTGGGGCAGTTACAGCTAACGAGATTGCAGCTAACACTATTACTGCTACTGAGATTGCCGCTGGTGCAGTCACAGCGAATGAAATAGCCGCTAACACTATTACTACTGGTAAGATAGCAGCAGATGCGATTACAGCGAATGAAATAGCAGCTAACGCTATTACAGCATCAGAGATAGCAACCAATGCAGTCACAGCAGATGCTATTGCAGCTAACGCTGTAGGAACGTCTGAGCTTATAGCAGACAGTGTTACTGCTGGTATTATTGCTGCTGGTGCAGTTAGCACATCTGAATTGGCTGCTGATGCTATTACCTCAGATAAAATAGCTGCTGGTGCTATTGTAGCGGAAAGCATTGCGGCAGATGCGGTTACTTCAGCTAAGATCGGCACAGATCAGGTTACAGCGAATAAGATTGCTGCGTCATCTATCATTACGTCTAAGATAGCCACAGGAGCCGTTACAGCAGCCAAGATAAGCGTAAGTGAGCTATCAGCTATCTCTGCTGATCTTGGTACTATTCAAGTTGATACAGCTAATATCGCTAATGCGGCGATTTCAACAGCTAAGATTGGCGACAACCAAGTTACCCTGCCTGAGTTTGTAACAGGGCAAGCAAATATTATAGTTACCAGCAGCACCTATCAAACTGTGGCAACTTTAACGACAACACAGTCAGGTGCGCCAGCACAGGTATTAGGTATGACAACGGTTACTCATACTAACACTTCTGCCCAGACTATAGGAAACCAATACGGCGTTTTTTCTATAAGATTGTTAGATAGCCTTGGTACTTCATTGATAGAGTTTATAGGCACTTATGTAGGTGGTATAAACGCTGGCGCAGTAATCTTGCCAAAACTTACAACCTACACAGGCTCCAGAACATTCTATCTACAGGTCAAGCGTGAAACCACTAGCTCAGCAGCAAGAATTTTGGTTTTACAGCCAGCCATTAGTTATTTGGAGTTAAAGAAATGATGGCCTTTACGGTATATGATGTTGCGACTGGTGAAATCAAAAGACGCCTTTCTACTACTCAAGAAGGTATTTTAATAAACGTCTTTGACGGGGAAGATTACATTGAGGGCGAATACTCTGATGAAACTCATATTGTCGTAAATGGAGTGGCTCAGCAGAAGCCGCAAGCAGATTTAGATGCTATTGCTACAGAGCGAGCGACTGTGCATATGAAGATGCAGAGAGATATGCTTCTTAACGCATCTGATTTTACGCAAGTACCAGACGCTCCTTTTACATCTGAGCAAAAACAGGAGTGGAGAGTTTATCGCCAAGCTCTGCGTGACTTGCCTGATAATATTAGCGACATCTTTAATATACAATGGCCTGTAGAGCCAAATTCGTGATATAAACGCTTCAAGGAGTGACAGAACATGACTAAACAGGTACAGCGCCGCAGAGGCACAGCAACACAACATACGTCCTTTACAGGCGCTGAAGGCGAGCTTTCAGTCAACACAACTAATAAATCAGTTCATGTGCATGATAACGTCACTGCTGGCGGCTTTGAGGCTGCTAGGGCTGATATGGATAACGTTACATCCAGCAGTATTCTCACAGCGGCTGGCATCACAGCTACCAGTACTGAGCTAAATTATGTAGATGGCGTTACATCCAATATCCAGACGCAGCTAGATGGTAAGGCTGGCACTGCCTCTCCTACATTCACGGGAACACTTACGACAGCCAATCTAACAGCCACAGGCACGACAACCTTGGCTGGCGCAAGTACATCCGCAGATATTACGTTTGGCGACAACGACAAAGCCATCTTCGGCGCAGGGTCTGACCTACAGATTTACCACGATGGGTCTGCTAGTTATATTGATGATGCTGGAACGGGTGCTTTGTACATTAGGGGCAACGCTATTGTTCTAGAAAAATATACTGGTGAAAGATTACTTGACGGCACAGGAGACGCCGCAGTTAAACTTTACCACGACAACGCCATCAAACTCACCACCACCAGCACAGGCGTAGACATCACGGGTACTTTGACCAGCGATGGGCTGACTGTGGATGGGGATGCAAACCTTAGTGGAACAGCGGTCAACTTTGATTTAGATGAAACAGATACAACGGATTTAAACACAAGGTTTAGACAGTCAGCAGGTCAATTATTTGTTCAAACAATTAATGATGAAAAAAGCGTTGGCTCTAACCGCATCAATATAAATCACACCACAGGCGACATCAGCTTTTACGAGGACACAGGCACCACGGCAAAGTTCTTCTGGGATGCGAGTGCTGAGAGTTTGGGGATTGGGACGACTTCGCCAAGTGATAAGCTAGAGGTTCTTGACGGCGCTTTAATGCTGAAGTCATCCTCTGCGTCTGGCTATCCTAATCTTAAATTTGAGAATGGCTCTCAGCGGTATGACGTTCAGATTGACGGTGCTACCCAAGCGTTTAGAATTGTAGACAACACTGCATCAGCAGAACGCATGCGCATTGACAGCAGCGGTAATGTGGGTATTGGTGTCATTCCTGAAACTTGGCTATCAACTATTGATGCATTACAAGTTGGTCTGGGTGCATCATTTGCAGGAAATACAACAAACCCTTCGCGCGTCTATCTCAGTGCCAACTATTACATAAACTCAAGCAATCAAGAGTCATACATTGCAACAGATGAAGCATCTCAGTATTTTCAAAACGCTGGCACTCATATTTTTAAAGTAGCACCGTCTGGGACGGCAGACTCTGCAATAAGCTGGACTACTGCTATGACTGTTGATAATTCAGGTAATGTTGGGATTGGGACGAGTTCGCCAGTCACAAAACTTACTATAGAAGCCGCAAGTGATCATTTGCGTCTGCAAGGAACAGCCAATACCAATAATAATGTTTCAATTTTGTATAATGAGTCTGGAGATTACGGGCAAATCAATTGCGATGAATCTGGAGTAAATCAAAAAGATTTATGGATTACTGGACTCAATTTATTATTTGGACGTAACACTAGCACAGAAGCCATGCGCATCGACAGCAGCGGCAAAGTTATTATCGGCACAGAACCAGACAATACATACTCGCAGGGTTGGTCTAGTATTGATGGAACACAAGATAGCTCAAAAGACAGCACAGCAAGTAGAACACACTACACATTTAGAAACCCTAATGGTAGCGTAGGCACTATTCAAACCAGCGGCTCATCCACATCCTACAACACATCCTCCGACTACCGACTAAAGACTGACGCACAACCAATGACAGGTGCAACAGACCGCCTTAAACAGCTTAACCCTGTAAACTTTGAGTGGATTGCAGATGGCACTAGAGTCGATGGCTTCTTAGCGCACGAAGCACAAGCGGTTGTTCCAGAGGCAGTTACTGGTGCTAAAGATGCAATGCGTGACGAGGAATATGAGGTTACACCAGCAGTATTAGATGATGATGGCAATGTTGTTACTGAGGCAGTTATGGGTACACGCAGCGTTCCAGACTACCAAGGCATTGACCAAAGCAAGCTAGTGCCACTGTTAGTTGCTACAATCAAAGAACTAGAGGCACGAATTACTGCCTTAGAAAACGCCTAAAGGAGAAACGACAATGGCTATCACTTACACTTGGACTATTCCAACCCTCGAGCGTCACACATCAGATGGTGGCGTTTATATTGCACATTGGCGCTGCACAGGCGTTGATGATGATGGCAACACAGCAAGCTCATATGGCACTTGTGGCTTAACCTACGATGCCTCTGCGCCTGACTTTACACCTTATGCAGATATTACTGAGGCTCAAGCTCAAGGCTGGGTCTGGGGTCATGTATCACAAGCTGATACTGAAGCTGCCATAGCATCGAAAATTGACGCAATGGTAAATCCAACGACTGCTGACGGAGTGCCGTGGGCAGCATAACTTGAAAGGAGATCAACGTGACTGAAGAAAAAAAGGTCATTACGATTGACGATGTGGAATACACTGAAGATCAACTGAGCGATGAAGCAAAGGCTTGTATAAATCACATTAGTCGATTGGATGGTAAGCTAAATGCTGCTAAACTAAATGTGATAGAAATCCAAAGAGGGCGTGACGCTTTCTTTGCGGATCTAAAAGCGCATTTGGAGAGCATGGACTAATGGAAATGGACGCACTGTGGAGCATTGCCCTAACTGCTGGTTTAGGCTTAATGGGATGGCTGCTTCGCAGTGCGTATGCTGAAGTTCAGCGCATTAGCATATTGCTAAACAAAACCCGCGAAGAAATGGCGCGGGAATATGTCACGAAAACTGATAGCTCTACTGTAATGAGCCAAATTGTGGCGCGATTTGATCGCATAGAAGAAAAAATAGATAGGCTGATGGAAAGATGATCTGTGCGCTGGCCGGTATAGCGGTTGGCGTTATTGTGGAAGGTCATGTGCTGTATAACGCTTGTATATACAGATGCCCAACCGGATTTTATTATCACTATCCATATGTTATAAGAATACCGTATAACTTTAAGTGTCCACCAGTTGCAAAGGTGGGCAAAGGTGCCTGATGATAGATCCAATCACAGCCATTGCTGGGGCCACACAAGCCTATAATATGGTGAAAAAGCTGGTTTACGCTGGGCGTGAGCTAGAAGACGTGGCTGGTCAGCTAGGCAAGTGGTATGGCGCAGCAGCGGATCTGGGTCGCGCAGAGCAGCAGCGTAAAAACCCGCCAATCTTCACTAAGCTTTTTTCATCAGGGTCTGTGGAGCAAGAGGCGCTTCAAATCATAATCCACCAGAAGAAGCTGGCTGAGCAGGAAAAAGACTTGCAACAGTTGCTGAATAATAGATTTGGCTATGGCACTTGGCGTGAGATGGTGGAGCTACGGCGCAAGATTAAGAAAGAGCGCGAAGAGACGCTATATCGCCAGCAGGAGCGCAAAGCAGCTTTCTTTGAAATGCTACTGCTGATATTATTGCTTGTGATGCTGGCTGCTATTATAGGAGGAGGCACATGGCTAACTGGCTTAGGCGCAGGGTGGTGGTGAATGGCTGATGGTGTATCAGGCATAGGCAGCGCACCGTTTAACGTGCAATCGGACATACACCAGCAAACGCAGTCGCGTGAGCGCATAGAAGCGCACCTGGTAGAGCAGAGGGTGGCTAAGGAGCATAGGGCTAACCACACGCATCTGGACGCGCTCAGGGAGCAGAAGTTGGACTTAGGCAAGGCTTATGATAGGTTTGGCACTAAGACTACTGCTGACAGGCCGCAAGGCACAAACATCAACATAGAGGTTTAACATGTCAAATACTTTTGAGAAGATACTTAAATACAAGCTTATGCCGCGTCTGATGATGCTGGTTATGACGGTGATGTATATACGCTGCATAGAATGGGCGCTTCAGCAGCCTGACCTTAGTACGCAGCAGAGTGCGCTAATTAGTGTTGTTAGTGGCGCTATGACTGGCGCATTTGCGGTTTGGCTGGGGTCTGAGAAATGATACAAGCATTTATAGGACCAATAGCAAATCTTGCTGGATCATGGCTGCAAGGCAAGGCTGATAGCAATGCAGCAGCTGCTAAGCTAAAGCTGACTGAGGCAGAGGCGAAAGCTAAAATCATGTTGTCTGAAAAGACCAGCGTTGCCGATTGGGAGCGCATCATGGCTGAAGGCTCGCAGAACAGTTTTAAGGATGAATGGCTTGTGGGTTTGTTTTCTGTGCCATTGGTGCTTTCATTCTGTGGTGAGTGGGGTAGAAAATCTGTTCAGGAAGGATTTACTGCGTTGGAAGCAATGCCTGATTGGTATCAATATACTTTAGGTGTTATAGTTGCAGCAAGCTTTGGTGTAAGATCGGCAACAAAGTTCTTTAGGGGAAGCAAATGACGTTTAAACTATCTCAACGCAGCCTTGATCGGTTAGAAGGCGTTGATACACGCATGGTTGCTGTCGTCAAGATGGCGATTAATTTAACTAAGACTGACTTTGGTGTCGTCCAGGGAATGCGCACATTAGAAATGCAAAAAGCATTAGTTGCAAAAGGTGCCAGCCAAACAATGAAAAGCAAGCATTTGGACGGATTAGCTGTTGATCTGATGGCTTACATTTCTGGCAGGGGATCATGGGAGCTTAATCTTTATGATGATCTCGCTGATGCAATGGCTGAAGCTGCTAATTCACTCGGTATTAAGGTGCGCTGGGGTGCGGCATGGCAGATAGACTGTATTGGCACATGGAAGAGCCAAGGTAGATCTATGGAAGATGCTATGATTGAATATGTGGATTTGCGAAGAAGTCAGGGCAGAAGACCATTTATCGATGGCCCTCACTTTGAACTAATGGTTTAGCAAATCATCTTATTTATACTGCTTTCCATAGCCTGATGAGTAAACTCAAAAGGCTTTATTCTGACAGTTTTTCCTTTTGGCGGGTTACGTAAAATAAATAAACGCAGATCTAAAGCTACATAAGCAAATATTTGCGCATTACCGTTTACCCGTGTGAATGCATAGCATAATGGGCGGCCACGATCTTGACTTGGTTTCATTGTAGTTTTAATTTGCAGTGTCAGTAATTTGCCGAGGGCAGACTTAACCCAAAGGTCGTCGTCTTTTAAATCTACCCTATGGCAGCGTATTCCACGCTGTTCCAATTCGGCTGCCACGAGAAACTCGCCTGCACGTCCGATGTCATTGCTGTTGGCCACAATGCTAAATACCTCAAAACCAATAACTTAGTAGGCGGTATTTTTATGATATTTATTAAATCATTAAGGGTTCAAATTCACCATTACGCAAATCTATCACTTCAGGATAAATAATGTTCGTCTTATTATTAATTGTTCCCAGTGCCATCTGAGCTATCCAGGCACCTGTTTTTGGCATGACTGATTTACCTAACAAAACTTGCGATGCTGCTCTACCTTCATCTAATAAGTTATAATCTTGACGAAGACCACATAATGCTTTAAGTTCATTCATTGTAATTGGTCTATCTTCAGTCGGGTGAAGCCAAGAGTAATCACCAAAAAACACAGGAGCTGGCTTAAGTCCATTTAACCTAATTGAAGATCTTGCAGGCCTGCCAAGCATATGTCCATTAGGTTTATATTGAGGGTTTTTATTTATCCTAGTAAACCACTTAAATAAATTAGTACCCTGTGATATTCCCTTGTAGCCAAATTCATCAAGTGTCTTTTTTACTCCAGGTCCGCAAATCTCATATCCTCCTGGCTTAATATCAATAAAGCTTTCATTTACTGTTTTTGGTTTAGTAAAGTCAGGGAAATCTAAGTTTCCCTGATGTGCGATAAATAAATATCTATGCCTTATTTGTGGCGTTCCAGAGTAAATACCATTAATGAGCATGTGCGTGACATTATAACCACATTCACGCCATAAATCACCAAGCTTATCATAATAAGCTCTTCCTTTTGTAAAAGCAGGAACAACGCTTTCAAGCGCAAAAAATCTAGGTTTTAGGCTTAAGCCAATTTTGACCGCGTCACTTGTCATGCTTATGCGAGGATCATCTAATCCCTTTTTATTCCCTGACACAGACCATGGAGCGCATGGAGGTTGTGAATATACGAAGTCAATATTGTTAAACTCTCCTGGATTGAATTCTGCACTCTTAAAAAGTTTAGCTTCTGGATGGTTGGCGATATGTATGTCATCGCCATAGCCATCATTAATAACTGCAGGCACCTCAAAATGCTCTTTTACGCCCTCAGTGAATAATCCAGCAAAAACATGAATTCCAACTGCTTTATACGTCATATTGTATCACCTAAATAAACTCGCCTTTAAGCCTTAGGCGATACAAAGATTGACCTTCAATCTTGCCAGTGCGTATAATAGTCTTACGCTCTTTCATAGACTTCACGCCAACATCTATATGAGAGACATCTTGCTTAATCATGCTACATAAGTCACCAATAGATAATTCACCATGTTTCTCAAGGCATTCTTCTATTGCTCTCCTGACATGCTCAATTGGCCAAGGTTTATGCATATAAGCATGCATATCATCTCGCCCGATCATGCGGCGGTGCATCCTTGCGTTTTCTATAATGGCCATTTCCTTCCATCGGTCTAGCAGCGTCATCTGTTCATTCATAGGATCTTCTCCAACATATCGCAGAGCGCTATGATTTCTTCAGCGCGTTGCTTGATTGTTGGGCGCTCTGGCCCACGTCCAGCATCCATACGCAAAATATCTGCCTTGCGACTAATAGAGCGCACAATCATGAGCGGCGTTGGCTGATCTGGCCGCGTATCATCTTCATCAAGATAATCGCCCACTGTTGAGCAGTTTTCGATCTTTGATAAATCCCATTTAGCCATCCTTGTTCTCCTGTATAGGCTTGCGCTTGGGGCGCACGGTGTTTGTTTCTTCATGCTGAATGACGCATTGCACAGGGCCATATAGATTTGCTTTGTACTTTTCGATAAAATCTGCACATTCATGCGGCGATGAAAATACCATCAGGGCTATCCATGTTGTTTTTGTCATTAATCTTCCTCCACACGCCAATCATAATCATCTTCATCTGCGCAATATTCACATGGTTCTGTCCAGGAAGTCCACGAAGCTTTTTCAGCATTTTGATTAAAACTAGTGCGCTCAACAAGGCCCGTACCATCACATGATTTACAATCGCTCATTGATAAACCCCTATATCAATAGACCAGAGTGCCATAGATACTCGGTCCTGATCTGCTTTTTGGCGCACTTCTGCTTTGCATATTTTACCCTGACTATGCATATGCTCAAGCAGATTACTTAATTTTCGACTTTCCATATCAACTGCTTCGCTAATATCTGCAGTCTCGCAATATGTTACTTCTTTACTTTGCAAAAATGCAATAACCTCCTGACTAATATCCTGCCATGTTCGTTCATTATTGCTTGTGTTTTTTAACTGATGAGCCTGTTTTAATGCATGCGGCTCTAAAATATTAATCGCATGAGAAGTTTTTCGCACATAAACTGCTACCCAGGGAGTGCGCTCTCGTTGAAGCTCAACAGTATTAGGAACAACAATGCCATCGCATAAGTGATCTATGTCAGCATTAGCTTGCTCTAATAATCTTGGTGATATATGTATGCTCTCACCATTATCAGTTCTGACACCAAAAGCAGTTCCGCTTTCAGTAATATGAGTGATAACAAATTCAGTTGAAGTTGTTTTATCCATTTCGATTTCCTTTTTTATATGATTTATATTCATGGGGTCAGCTTCGGCTGGCCTCACGAAACCATTTCTCTTTGTGCCTTGATAATACTCTTTGCACAGAATTTTTAGTCATGCCTTTGAAGGCCATTGTTTTAAATATAGTTTCGCGCTCCTTTCCTTGTTTTGCCATTTCGATTATTTGCCTAGTTTCAGGCTTCATATCACGGCCGCCTGCAAGATAATCCATTGACATGTTTTGCTTTAAGAACTGCAATTTACCATCGCGTTGCATGGCTCTTTTGCGTTCTTCCTTTGCTAATTGCATCCAGGCAATAGCATATTGCTCTTCAGTCATTGAAACACTCCGACAAAGAATAAGCAAAGGAAGAAGATGCCAAATAATGACAGAGCTCCTATAATATCGCCTACAATGCCTAAATTATCTTCAAAGTCGCGGATTAGATCACGCAATTTTTGCACTTGTTTCATATTTTCTTCCATTTAACTAGAGTACTATTGTGAAATTTTACATCTTCAATGACCCAACCAGTTGGAGCATTTTCATTTGGCTTTACTTGTCTAGCGGCGGAAAATTTAGTGACATCTCTGCCAACCCTAGGTTCTGTGCAAACAACATAGTTGACTTTGTTGATCCTAAATTCATCTGTGATTTCAAGCATGTCAACAGATACTGGCCATAAGTAGTCAGACATTATGCTTCTTCCCACTTTTGCACAAAAGATTGTACAGACTGACGTTGCTCATCAGTAAGATCGATTTCCATTGCCTCTTCTGGATATAAATTAATATCAAGACCTTGCTTCTCAAGAAATTCAACCCAAGACTCGAAAAGTGTTTCTGCATCGTTCATTTGTTTATCTCCTCTTTATACATACTTTATATCATAAGTATAAAAACACTGTAAACAAAAAAAGCATTTGCACTTCATATTTTATTTGGTAATCGTCAGATATGGTTACAAAAGGAGCAACTCATGTACCATAAAGAACTTGACATCAGTCATGAAGTGTCGAGATCAGATGTGATGAAATTTGCTGATAAATACAACTGCAGCTGCACTTTGCTGCAAGAATATGGACCAGCAGGAGGTAATCCTCTTTATTTGTTCTCATCAAAATCAAAGCAGAACTTAGAAGATCTGCAAAACAATATAATAGGAGCGTAAAGCATGATTTACTTGTTACGTAAAATGCATGAGCAATTCGGCATATCGCATAGTGATTTGCCAGAATTTACTGATGCAGAGCGAAGGTTTCGCATTGCAGCTATGCTAGAAGAGCTTAGCGAATTTACATCAGCGCAAACAAGAGAAGATGAACTGGATGCACTTGTTGATCTAGTTGTCTTTGCATTAGGCACTGCAGAACGTATGGGCTTTTCGGAAATATATGAAGATGCATTTAAACGTGTCATGCATTCTAATATGACGAAAACCCTAGGCGCCAATAATAAAAGAGGATCTTTCAAGATCGATCTTGTTAAAGGTGATGACTTCAAACCCGCAGATTTATCAGACTTAGTGGAGTGGATACAATGAGAATACAAGAAACCCTGGATTTTATGCTTGGCCGCAAAGATACAAGCAACACGTCACCTAAATCAGTATTTCGTGACATTGGGAGAACTAAGGGCGAAAAGCTTACACGAGAGCAGTGTGAGCGTGCAACTATTGCTATTGCTTTTGCATTATCAGAATTGAGACGTGCAGAAGATGAAAAGTAATATTCAAAGCACGGTTGAGCAACGTGGAAATAAATACGGCAGCATTGAGGATAACTCTGTTATGACGCAAGCTTTAATGGATGTTGTAACATCTCATACCTTTAAAGGTAAGCTGAGCGATGTTCATAAAGAATGCTTGCATATGATATTTCACAAAATATCGCGCATGTGCATTGGCGATCCTTATTATGCAGATAATGCGCATGATATTGCTGGATACGCAACCTTGCTAGAGCAATATATTGAAAGCCGTGAAGATGAATAATCTTTGCAGAAACAATGTGGCGGACATTAGAAAGGCTTTTGTCCGCCTGTATCATGACAAGCAATTTTGCGAAAATGGCACCATAGAGATTACAGGAGCATCATTTATTGCAGATGAAGATGCAATATTTGGCACTCCTAATCTTAAATATATTGATCGTGAACTGGCTTGGTATAAATCACAGGATCTTAACATATCAGGCCTGGAGCCTAATATTCCTGCAATATGGAAGCAAGTAGCTAGCAAAAAGGGTTTTATTAATAGCAATTATGGCTGGTGCATTTATAGCGAAGAAAATAACCACCAATTTGCAAAAGCTATAGTGCAGCTTGTAAAGGATCAGTTTAGCCGACAGGCTTTGATGATTTATACAAGGCCAACAATGCATGAAGATGCAAGAAAAGATGGCATGAGTGATTTTATATGCACAAATACAGTTCAGCTATTAATTCGCAATGGCAAACTAGAATACCATGTTAACATGAGGTCTAATGATGTCGTCTATGGTTTTAACAATGATCTTGCTTGGCATAAATCAGTTTATAGCCGCTGTATGCAAGTATTGCGTAAATTCTATGAGCTAGAGCAAACTGATATTTATTGGAATGCATGCTCACTTCACGTATATCCTCGGCACTTTCATTTATTAGGTGATGCATCATGAGAAAGCGTCAAGATTTTACGCTGATGAAAACAGCGCAGCTTTGGGCTGATATGTCATATTGCAAGCGTAGCAAGGTGGGAGCAATTATAGCTAAAAATGGTAGAGTGATTGCTACAGGCTATAATGGAACGCCACCAGGATATGATAATTGCTGTGAAGATTGTGATGGCAATACAATATCAGAAGTATTGCATGCAGAAGAAAACGCAATAATATTTTGCGCAAAATATGGATTAGCAACAGAAGGATGCGATCTCTATAGCTCATTATCGCCATGCCCTAGTTGCGCCAAAATGATAGCAGCTGCCGGTATTAAAAGGGTTTTCTATAAGACGCAATATAGAGACCCATATGGTCTTGAGCTGCTTCAAAAACTAGGTGTTGAAGTATTGGAGATGTGATGAAAATTCAATTGTACTCACTTGATGAGATAAAACGAAGGCTATACAACAGGAACTTGAAGGAAGTTTCTAGGGAGACCGGCATATCATATCCTACAATTTATGCCTTAGCTAGAGGCACTAAAAAGGATTTTCGCATGAGCACTATGATTGCTATGACAAGCTTCTTGGATATGGAGGAAACATTGAAACAGGTGATGGAAGAATAATATGGTTAATAGTCGTACAAAAGGAGCGGATTGGGAGAGAAAGCTTGCTAAGATTTTAGAGTTAGAGCTCGGATGCAAGTTTTCCCGTAATTTGGAGCAATATCGTACCGCTGCCGAAGGCGACTTAATAGCAGATAATACGGATTTTCCGTTTTCTATAGAGGCAAAAGCATATGCTTCTGGTCGTGGCTGCAAAGATGAATGGTGGAAACAATCAGAAAAGGCTGCGCTTCTTACAAATAAAATGCCTTGCGTTATTTATAAATATAACAATTATAAACCCAGGGCAGTTGTTAGTTTTGAGGCAATAGCGAAAGTATATGGATCAGAAGATGACGGCCATTTTCTCGTTGATCTGTCATTAGAAGGATTTTGCTACATATGCAGGGAGATAATGAACTCATGATTGAGCTAGACATCAGTAATAAAGAATATCGGGATAGACCTGCAATAAGTTCTTCAGATGTGAAGGCTGCAGCTAAATCACTTGCGCATTGGAAAGGGGCAGAGCGTAAAGAAACAACCGCATTTGATATAGGAACTGCATTTCATGAGCTTTGCTTAGAACCTCATAAGAAGAGCATTATATGCGGCCCTGAAAATAGGCTCGGCAAAAGATGGAAAGAAGCTAAAGAAGAAGCTGATGCAGCCGGTCAATTATTATTAACATCTGGCGATTATAATAAAGCAAAAGCAATGTCTGAAGCAGCTCTTAGCAATCAAAAGCTATTTGATTTAATTTATGCTGATGATGCATTGATAGAAGCAAGCATTTTTGTACAAGATCCTGAAACTGGGCTGCAGCTAAAAACTAGACCTGATTGCTATGTAAAAAGCAAAAAAGTTTGCCTGGACTTAAAAAGCACTGTTGATGCAGGTCCAGGAGATCGTGACTTCCCAGCCCAGCTTTGGAAGTATAAATATGATCTGCAGGCTGCATTTTATAGGCATTGCTGTCAGCTTGCAGGTTTGCCTGTAGCTTATTTTTGCTTTGCAGCTACTGAAAAGGTTTCACCATATGCAACGTGTCTTCATATGGTTGATGAAGAAGTTTTACAATTTGCGCATGAGAAAATGATGAACATTTTAAGGCGCATTGCCAAGGCAGAAAAGGAAGGAGTTTATTCAACTGATTGGCCAGAAATAAATATAATCCGCTTGCCAGAGTGGATGAAGCATGATGATAAGGAGTAATATACATGCAGCATAATATAGAAAACGTTGAGGCACGTTGGCCTCGTATTAATCGCACATATAAATTTGACGCTAATGAGCGCAAATCTATGCCCTGTGATCCCTTAGATCCATTAGCAGCTTATGATATTTCATTTCGCTTGAGCAAAGAGCAAGCTCGAGACTTATGGAAAAAAATGTGCGAAGCATATAAGGCAAAAGCAGATCCATCATGGCCAGCAGCACCAATAAATCCATTTAAAGATGATGGTGATGGTTTCTTTACAGGCAAGGCAAAGCTTAAAGGTAATTATAACGGCGAGCTTACTAAGAAGCCAAATCAATGGGATGCTGAGGGAAAGCTATTACCTGACGACTTCATGCTCACTACGGGAAGTATGGTAAATATAGCAGTAACATGCGTGCCATATAATATGCGCGAAGCAGGTGTATCTCTCAGGCTGAGGGCAGTTCAAGTATTGAGATTGGAGGAAGTAGAAGATGCTAATCCGTTTTCTACTGTACCAGGTTATAGCGGTATTGATATTGCATCACCGCCAGAGGTAGAGCATCCTTTTGGCAACACATTAACTCAGGCAGCAAAAGAAGAAAATACAAAAGCTCCTGATTTTGATGATGAAATACCGTTTTAAAAAACAAGTGGCTCCGTGATATATAGCGGAGCCATTACACTATCGGGAAATCATTAAATTAGGGAAATATAATGGAGCAGAGCAAAGCATTTGAAAAGGTGCATTGGCATGAGTGGTCGTCGGGTATCATTGATGCATTTAATATGAAGAAGCACAGCAGGGAGTGGAAAGGGCCATGCCCAGTTTGTGGCGGCAATGACAGATTTTGGATTAATGAACATCTTGGCGAAGTAAAGGTTCACTGCCGTCATGGATGTAGCTTTCAAGATATTCAAGATGAGCTTAAATCAAAAGGTCTTTGGCCTGACAATAAAAAACAGGAGAGCCATCACGTGGATCAGGTAAATCCCTTCACCAGCAAAGAAGAAACACTTTATCATGATAGAAAAGGCGTAGCTTTAAATGGTGCTGTAATTGATGGCAAGAATATTGTTATACGCATAACCAATGCCAATGGAGATAATGTAGGAACTCAAACAATAGCGCCTAATGGCTTTAAGAAGTTTAATGAAGGCATGCAGCTTGAAGCGGCCTTCAGTGTTATAAAAGGTCCACTTAAAGGATTATGTTATGTTGCTGAAGGTTGGGCAACGGCAGCATCTGTATCTCAGGCTACAGGCAGGCCAGCTGTATTTGCATTAAACTCGTCTAATCTTCCTCATGTTGTCAAGGCAATTAAATCAGCTGCACCACAAATAGAACTTATAGTTGCCGCAGATAATGACGGTCCTGGATTAAGCGCTGCTGTTAGTTCAGGTGTTAAATATGCAATACCTCAGGGCTATGAAAAGCGTGACTGGAATGACGTACATCTTGAAGATGGCATCGATGCAGTTAAGTCAGGGCTGAATAATGTTGTTAAACCTAAATCACTATTTAGTCATGTTGGTGACTTGCAGCTAAAAAAGCCAGAATGGCATATTGAAGGCATATTAGAAAAGCATGCACTAGCTGCTGGCTTTGGCGCACCTGCAGCCGGTAAAACATTTGTATTATTAGATATGGTTTTATCAGTTGCATCAGGTATTGAATATCATGGGCATAAAGTTGAACAGGGGACTTGCTTCTATATAGCAGGTGAAGGACATAATGGCTTTGCTAGACGATGCATGGCATGGGCTAATAATCATAGCGTTGATCTGAAGCAAGTGCCTTTCTTTAAATCTAACAAAGCGATAGTTATGAACGAAGCTGCATCTGTAGAATTGATGCACCAAACAATAAAAGAGCTAAGCTCGCAATATGGTAAACCAAGTATTGTTTGTATTGACACAGTGGCAAGATCAATGGGCGGTGATGAGAATAGCACCAAAGATATGGGTGAGTTTATTAAGCAGATCGACAAGATTAAAGATGAGCATGGCTGCACAGTATTACTTGCTCATCATACAGGCGTAGCAACTAAAGACAGAGCTAGAGGCTCTTCAGCATTACTTGGTGCATTAGATTGTGAGTTTAAGATTGAGCGCTTTAGTGATACTACAACCACCGTCACATTCACGAAAATGAAAGATGCACAAGAACCAGATCCCATTGCATTCCTTAAAGTGCATGTGCCATTGATGACAAAAGATATGGATGAGCTTAGCTCTATTGTGCTTGAAAAGGTGGATATGCCGAAGTCAAAACAAGGCAATATGCAAGAGATTATTAAGCAGGAATATGAGAAACTAGTAGAGCAAGAGGGTGACGAATATGTGTCCAGAAGTAAGCTAAAAGCAAATGTTGCAATTGAGTCAGGTAAGTCAGCTAGAACAGTTGATCGGGACATAAAGGCAATGATAGATGTCCAAGATTTTACTATTGAAAAGAATACCTTAGCAAAAGCTTGGACAAGTTAGGACAAGGTTTGGACAAATGTTGTCCTAAATTAGCATACTTTGGACAGACAGGACAAACCCTTAGGGTTGTCCAAATGTCCAAGCAGGGGAAATGTCCGTGACTTTAGAAGAGAAATTAAAGACTATTTTATCACTTGATGAGCTTGAAGGATTTGCTAATCGCAGATCTGTATTGAAGGTTGATTTGCCTAAATGGAGTGAGGAAGAAAAACGTTTAATCTTGGTGAGAAAGTATGAGCTGCAGCAAGGGAAGATATATTGATTAATTACTCTTTACATACACAATATGATGCTGTAATAATGTGTGAGGTACATGCTGCTCCATATACCTCCTCCCAGAGTGATCCTCCCGAGATCGCCCACCTTACCCCTGCCTTTTAAAGGTGGGGGTTTTTTCTTTTATGCATCGTGTTAATTTATAAAGTGGAGGCTTTACAATGGTGATGGATTTTAAATTCAAGTCGAATGCTTCAATTGTGAATGCTAAGATGTCGAACATGGTGGCTAAGCAAATGCCATTTGCAATCTCATTGGCGCTAAACAATACTGCAAAAACAATGATTGCTAAGAATAAGCAGGACATGAACAAGATTTTTAGTAGACCTGTAGCATTTACTCGCAACGCATTCTTTTACAAACCTGCACGCAAAGGTGATACATCAGTCATGCTTCGCAGAAAGGATATGCAACGAGGTAAGCATTACCTTGAAGTGCAAGAGGATGGCGGAGCTAGACCACAGACAGGGATAGAGAAAGCATTTCAATACAGGCTGCCATATGCTGGTGTCTTTAGACACATGACACCAACCAGTAATTTTCCACGCATTAAGTCAGGTGTAATCTCACCTGGCGAGCGTAATAAAATTATGGCAGCTATGCAAGTGCAGCAAGATCCTGCAGCTAATAGCCCTAAACGCGGAAGACCTAAGCGTGGGAAAGATGTATACTTTTCGCCAAAATCTTTTGGTCGCAAGGCTGGTATATACAAACGAAAAGAAGGTTCAAGGAGTATTCAGAAGATGTTTAACTTCATTGATCGCAATATTACATATAGGCCAAGGCTTAGGTTTGATGACCGCATGGCGCTGTATGGTCGTACAATATATCCCAAACGGCTACAGTCAGCTATGAAGAGGGCGCTTGCAACAGCGAAAATAAGGTAATGGTTCCTTCTGGCACATGCCCCATGTGGGTAATTCGTGC